CGTCTTGGGTAGGTATTCGCTATGGTGGCAAATATAGCAACTATGCTGAAGCACGAAAACACCTATGGGACGAAACTATTATTCCATCCTTGCGCCGAATCGAAACCAAAATTAGCACACTGTTAGAAGATGGGTTAACCGCTAGATTTGACGTATCAGGCGTGCAGGCGTTGCAGGAAAATGAGAATGATAAATATGTTCGTATCATATCAGCTTATGAAAAAGGGCTAATTACACGCAATGAAAGCCGCTTACAGCTTGGATATGAAGAGATTAGCGAAGAGGAAGACGGCTTTATCAACGATCAGCAGCAAGAGCAGGAACAGGAAACAGAAGAGGAACCGCAAGAAGAGACTCAGGAGAAGTCTTTTTTTTTGACCAAACAAAGCAAAAATGAATTNGTTNGCAGGCTNCATATGATCCAAGATCAGCAAATACCAAAGTTTAGAAGCGATATACAGAAGCATTTTATACGAGTTGAGGAGTTAAGCCGGCAAGCATTCCGGCAAAAGATCACAGGCGCAGAATTTACCGCTATATTGTCCTTTCTGTTAGCTGAGCAGCAGACAATAAAAAATGATTTGGAGTTTATAGCAAATGAACATCTATCAACTGTGATTGTTGCAGGATCACGGGTAGCAATGGATATTCTAGGCGGTGAATTCTCCACTAGTGCAGCTATTAACACTTTTATTGATCGCTATGTTCCCAAGTTTGCCGAACAGGTAACAGAAACCACGTTGGAAGACTTACGCGCCATTTTAACCCAAGCGCAGGATGAAGGATGGAGCATATACCAAACGCAACAAGAGATTCAAAATAAATTCACTCAGTACGATGAAACACGAGCGGAGACAATCGCACGTACAGAACTCATCAGAGCATCAAACATGGGGGCGCGTATCTCTTATGAGGTGTTCGGTATTCGAGAAATGGTCTGGTTAGACACAGACGATAGCCGGACTTGTCCAATTTGCAAGAGATTAGACGGTAAAACCGTAGCTATGGGGCAACCATTCGCGGAAATTGGGGAGGAGATAGAAGGCTATACAATCAGTTATGAAGCTGTTGAAGTACCGCCAGTCCATCCGCGCTGCCGTTGTACTGTCATACCTAAGCTATCTATATAAAGGAGGTGTTTATCCTTGTCAAAGCTCTATATCAAAGGTACGAGTAAGAATACAAAAGATATGGTTGTAATGCTGAACAATCAACCATTGACACGCTTAAAATCGCTTAGGCTTGATCTAGATGAAAATAATGATAATGTTGTTTATCTTGCCTTTTATCCGAGTGCATTAGAAATCAATACAGAAGCAGAAGAAATTGAGATAACCGAATATGACAAAATAAACGACTATACAGAAGACCAGCCAAAGAAAAAGAAGACCACCAAGCGAAAGACCAAAAGTAAGGGGGTGAGCAAAAAATGAAGACTTACCTCGATCTAGACCAGGTAGAATTTAAAGCAATGGATGAAACAAGCGGAACCATTGAGGGCTACGCTTCTACCTTTGGCAACATAGATAGGCATGGTGATATTATCGCAAAAGGAGCGTTTACGGGTGGTACTGCTAAGGTTCCCGTGTTTGCCTTACACGATCCAGCTCAAACCGTTGGAGTGGGTAAGGTATCCGAAGATGAAAAAGGGCTAAAGATCAATATTAAGTTAGCCTTAGACGCAAAATCTGAAAACCTACGCAAGCGAGCAGAAGAATATTATGATCTTGCTAGAATGGGGATTGTCGAGCGAATGTCTATAGGCTTTGCACCAATCGAAACAGACTTTGAGCAACGCAAGATTAAAGGTAAGGACCATGTAGTCAGAGTCATTAAAAAAGTTGATCTAATGGAAGTTAGCCTTGTGCCGATTCCGGCCAATGATAAGGCTAGAATCACCCAAGTAAAAACTTATGGCGAGCCTGAACCAACGCCACAACCGCAAGAACAAAAATCAATTGATGATAGCAACACACACTATAGCGCACTGATTGCCAAGCAATTAGGCGTTTTTTAATTGGAGGAATGTATACTATGAAATGTTTAAACGCACAAGCGAAAGATTTGCATGAATTGAAATATGAGGACCTAAGAAAATGTAATTGTGATCGTTGTAATCCTATAGCAGATACAAAAGAACTTGATATTTTACGTGCCAAAGAAGCCGAACGAGTAGCGCAAGATGCAGCACTAGAAAAAGGGGAAGAAATTGCCGAACATATCATTGAGAAAGTAAATACCACAAATGAAGCAATTGAGGAGAAAGTAAATGAAGTTGTTTCCAAGCGATTGGAGGAAAATGGAATCGATCTAAACAAAAAATATACCCGTGATATTGTTCAAAAAATGGAATACGCAATTCCAACATATAAAAATGTTTATAGTAATACTCGTTATGGTGGACAACAGTTAAGCCCAGCGATGAAACAATTTATCCACTTTATCAGAACAGGTGAGAAAATAAATAAAGCAATGGTGGAAGGAACAAACAGCGCAGGGGGTTATTTAGTCCCTGAAGAGTTTGAAAATGAAGTCATTCGCAAACTCGCCAATGATGTTGCGATTCGTCGCGCAGGTGCTAGAGTTTTTACCATGAATAGCAACCGTCTAGAAGTGCCAACCGAGACAGCAAGAAATAGCGGCGGATGGATCACAGAGGGCAGCGCATACACTGAGCAAGATACCACTTTGGGACAAGTTGCGCTTACTCCTTATAAATATACGCGCTTGATTCAAACCACAGAAGAACTTCTCGAAGATAGCGCGGTTGATCTTGCTAACTATTTGGCGATTGTATTCGCTGAAGACTTCGCAGAAGCAGAAGATACAGCATTTTTACAAGGTACAGGATCAAACCAACCGACAGGAATTTTAAATGATACAAACATAACAGAAAATGATGCTGATAATTTATCATTTGGTGATGAAACTGCTGGTTTGGGTGCTGATGATGTAATCGATCATTTTTACAGCCTACGCGCACCGTACCGCCGTCAATCAGTATGGATTATGAACAGCACCAGCGCGCAAGCACTACGCAAAATGAAAGACGGTAACGGGCAATATATTTGGACGGAGACAGCGCCTGGGGGGGTTGCTAATGGCGAGCCAGCGCGATTGCTTGGCAGACCTGTTATTGTTTCGGACAATATCACAGACGACGCAACGGATGGAAATCGAATTCTTCTAGGCGACTTTAGATATTACTTGATCGGGCAACGTCGCGGACTTACCATTATGCGTTCAGATGATTACGCCTTTAACACAGGTCATGTCACTTTCCGCGCCTCTTTACGTGTAGATGGGAAAGTATCACAAGCGGAAGCATTTAAAATCTTGATCAATGCACCAGCATAAGGGGGGTAAATATGTATCTTGAAAAAGATAAAGATATCAGCGTTCATACTCAGTTAGTAGGCGCAACGGCAACGGGCGCGGCTGCTTCTTCAGTTGATACCTTGACGGCAGACGGCAAAGCACACCAAATTATTTTAGTCGTGACGGGTACGGGTGCACAAACAGTTAAATTAGAGCATTCAGACGACAACACAACCTTTACCGATATGGGCGCAGAAGTGACCACAACAGCCAACAACGCAGGCATGGTTTTAGCCAAATACCCTAAACGCTATGTACGCGCTAACGCTACAACCGTAGAATCTACAACCGTTGTAGATGCATCCATTTTATTGACCGGATATGACAACGTAACATAAAGGACGGTGATCATATGGCATTAGACATATATGCACTGGTCACGCTACTGCAAGCGAAAGATTATATGAAGGTTGAACACACAGAAGAGGATACATTAATAGAAGATTTAATTAACCGCGCTACTTACTATCTAGAACAACGCAAATATCAACGAGCATTAAAACAACGCACATTCACAGACGAGCTATATAACGGCATGGGAACAAAAGAACTAAGGCTTTCTACGTTCCCTGTCAAGTCTGTTTCGTCCGTTTCTTATGTAGATGATGGCGGCAATGAAACAACAATAGATGATTATAGGATTGACGAAAAACGCGGCATATTGTTTAGGCATGGTGGTTGGTTGGACGGTGTCAGCAACTATAAAATAACTTGGGTTGGTGGCTACGACCCTATACCCTATTGGCTAGAACAGGAATGTTTACAACTTGTCTCCGATTGGTATGAAGGGCGCGTGCCTTTATCATGAATTTTCGACAGCTCAAACACCGTGTAACTATCCAAAAGCCGACATTATCAGGGGATGGCATGGGCGGTGGTACTCACACCTGGTCAAATGTTGCAACCGCTTGGGGGAACGTAACAACCACTAGTCCATCAAATACATTGAATATAGAAGAATGGACAAGCGACCAATTCCGAACCACAAGGTACTACATGGTTATTCTTAGATATCGCGGCGGTATTACAACGGATATGCGGTTATTACATCGAAATAGAGTTCTTGAAATTTTATCCGTTATTGATATCAATGAAAGAAACTGGGAAATACGCTTATATTGCCGCGAGGGAGGTTAGACAATGGCGACAATTACACAGTATGCACCAGAAACGGGGCGGCTGATAGGCGAAGATGGACAAATATATAATATTGTCGATTTATTGGGACCTAGCACGCCTGTAGGAGGTGGAGTAGTGGCAAACGTTAATGATTACACACCAAAAACAGGGCGCGTAATTGGCGAGGATGGGCAGATTTATAATTTAGTTGATTTGTTTCAATCTTTGTCATCTAGCGGCGGGGATATGACAAAGGCAGTCTATGACACTAATAATAATAATGTGGTTGATAGCGCAGAATCCGCGCCTTGGGCAGGGATAACAGACAAACCAACAACCTTCCCACCATCAGCACATACACACGCTATAGCCGATGTAACCAATTTACAAACAACGCTTAATTCAAAACTAACAGCCACACAAGCAGCAGCGCAAGCAGATAGTGACGGGACAGACCTGACAACCGACTTCAACGCCTTATTAGCTAAACTACGCGCTGCGGGAATTTTAGCGACATGAAAGTTAGAATATCAGGTGTAAAAGAAACAGTGGTCAAACTTAAAGCCTATGATGCACGCAAGCAACAAGGGATAAGGCGGGTTGTAGCAGAGTCAGCATTTAATATCGAAAAAACAGCTAAGAAGCGTACGCCAGTTGATACAGGGCGTTTGCGTTCTTCTATCACTAGTGATTTTAAAGATAGCGGGTTCACAGCCGAAACCAAAGCAGCCGCCTTCTATGCGATATACGTTGAATTTGGGACCAGTCCGCATTTTCCGCCTGTTTCTGCACTTAGAGGATGGGCGAAACGGCACGGTGTGAATGAATGGGCAGTGGCGAAAGGAATATCCAAGCGCGGAACACCTGCACAGCCTTTTCTATATCCCGCTTTTCTCCAGGAGAAGCCGCGATTCGTTAGGAATATCAGAGCGGAGATGAGCAAGTTATGAGCGGTAGCCCATACGGAGCCATCCAACAAGCTATATATAATATTCTAACCAATGATACAACGCTCATGACTAAGGTCACGGGCGTTTTTGATTTTGTGCCAGATAATCAAGCGTACCCATTTGTGACGGTAGGGGAAACAACATCTATCCCCTACGAAACCTATGACCGTTACGGGGAAGAGGTATCCACTATCTTGCATGTTTGGTCTAGGTATCGAGGTATGCAAGAAATAAATGAAATCATGGACGACTGCAAAAGGTTATTGGCTCGCAAGTC